GTTCCAAGAATTTCCACTAAAACCATACAAATATCCATTTGTTAAATCATAATAATACTCTAATGACCATTGTGGGTTTTCTCCTGGATTTCCACTGGTTGTGGTACAGTTAGTACAACCCTCAAGACTTGAATATTCAGCGTTAGCCAAGTAAGGTGCACCTCCAATGTAACCATCACAATATTGTCCTGGACCACATTGACAGTGATAAATACATCCTACTTGATCAAGACTGGAATCCGATGTATCGGTTTCCATCCACAATCTTGGACAAGAAGCTCTCGTACCATTTTGACCTGCAGGTACTGAATAATTTTGAGGATTCACACCATCAATAGTTGTACCAAATCTATCTGTGGATTCTGGATCTATACAATGGTAAACAAATTTATTTCTACTATCTCTACCACCTTCATTTCTCCCATCACACCAGTGGTATCTTTTTGCTTCACTTGCCGATTGTCCAGGTTCACCACAAGTATCAACACAACAATCACCACCATCGTATCCACATTCAGCTACATTACAATTATAGTCACACATACCATCTGGAACATAAGAACCTACATTATATCCTTTAGTTATATCACAGAAAGGAGCAGCTGCTACACAATCAGTTATACAAACAGTTCTAATTCTTCCATCTCTCATTTCAATATCTACAGTACCATCTGGACAAGCACAAAACGCTCTTAATTCACCTTGTGGATAACCTGTAATACAACCACCTTTATCAGTACAATCAACTACAGAGTCATAATTACATTGACCATTACTACAACTTCCATCATTATAAGCAACATTTTCAATACATTGATTTGCACTACAATCTGTTTGAGAAGAATATTCACAAAGTCCAGTAGCTGAACTACATTGTGAGTTTGTTTGTAAAATATCACTATTGAGACATACATTTGGTAAAGCACTACAATCTTGTGTAGTTTCTACACAACCACCATCACCACTAAAATAATCACCTGTTTGACAACCCAAGTCATAATGAGAAACATTTCCTTCACAATAATTATTGTATGTACCATCTGGTCCTGTACATTTTTCTATTACATATTTACATTTATCACTACCATTAGAAATTCTCATGCACCCATCATTAATAAAATAATAACCAAATCCATCT